ATCTCCATAGTTGCTTGCATAAATCTTGCATCAGCTCTGGTGTAATCATCAAGAATCAAGAAACCACCTTCACCTTTACCCTGAATCCATTCAGGAGCAGCATGTGACATTCTCTTTCCTACAACTTTATAACCTTTAGCACTAGCTGCATTTATCTGAGACTCATTAATCCATCTTGTCTGACCTTCAGCATTTGCAATTTGAAATTCTTTTACAGGAAAACCCACCAAGTCACCTAATTCCTCTAACTGAGATAAATTAAGCTTTACAACTTCCATTTGAAGTTCCTTACCTAACTGCATGATTGCAGAAGTTTTACCCAAACCAGCATCACCCTCAATATTTACAGCTACAGGTACTTTACCTTCAGCTTGGATATGTTGGTTATTACTAACCATATGTTTAATAAAATCCTTTAACTCATTAACATTCAATTGTACTTGATTCATAACTCTTTTTTTTATAATTCTAATTTAATAACTTTACCTGGTAACTCTGTATTCATATAAGACCTTTCTGACAAAACCCATAGAGTATTACCTCTAGGTTTTACAGAATAACCACACTCACCGTCAGTAAAATACACCAGGCTTGTATATTTTTTAGTGTTGGCATTAAAATATTCTAGGACAGGGTCAAACTCAGTTCCACCTCTACCTTGCACAGCCATTTCAAACTTACCTTTGTAAGGTTCAATAGATCTAATAACAGTATCACACTGCACTACAGTAATATCAACACCACATTTATAGATGTGATATATCTCACTCATGAATTCTTGTAACTCAGAATCACTTACTGAACCTGAAGTATCAATAGCTAGCAACATATGCTGTCTCATTTTTACTTTCAGACCTGGATTAGCTTCAAATCTACGGTTCTCTTTTCTTCTGATTTTCTTAGTAAATACCTTAGTACTTACACCTGTAAATCTTCTGATGTATAACCGCCAGTTAAATTTTTGTTTAGTAACTTCTTCAATGATAATTACTCCTTCAATCTCTCCAGGAACAGTACCTCTTTTCTTAAGAGTTTGTTCTTTAGCATCACCAAGAACTTTTTGTAATTGTTTCTCAATTAACTTCTGTTCTGCCTCAGTCATATCTTCAAACTCTTCCCATGTAGCATGTTCATCTAACTCACCATTTGCCATAGCATCTAGTAACTCATCCATAGGAGCATTACCACAAGTACCATTCTTATTTTTCTCATCTTGTAGTTGTTTCAGCTTGTCATAGTAATATCTACAACCTGCTTTTAGATCAAGATTTAAGTCAGCATAATTATCTATATCAATACCACCTTCCGGTAGCCAGTCTTTAGATATATACTGATTGATTTCCATATCCATTGCAACATTTGCAAGTTTCTTATCACTAAACTTAAAGAAAGTAGTAAGATGTCCAAATGCAATATGTAGCAATTCATGTTTAAGTAAACCAAGTTTGTGGTTATCACTAAGAGACTCCCAGAACTCAGGGTTAACAATAAGCTGATAATTAATATTATTCTTGCTTACACCTGCAGTTGGAACTCTTCTAGCATCCCAGACTTTGTTTAGATTAATAAGAAAGAACCCATAGAAGGGCTCTTTCAGCATTAACTCTTTACCAATTTTACTAAGACTTTGTTGTCTGTCCATCATCTTTAAATTTAATATCAATTTCAAATTTATCTGTAGGATAGCCAATGGACTCTAACATCCTTGACATATCTCTAATAAAGAATTCCATAAATAGCTCAACCGAAGCTTTAGAACCTTTGTGTTTTGTAATCAGACTTAAAGTCTTAGGACTACTAAGTGGTACTTCACTTACAAATGTATTTTGGAGCCTCATTGCTATTTTATTACAGTTTGCTCTCCAATTATCCATAGTATGTCCACCATACTTATAGAGAACTAGTAGTTCTCCTATATACTTCTCAAAATCAATATTCTTTAGAGACTCAAATGCTATAAGATGGTTATCTGCATCTTCAGATTGCAACATCATAAGCAAGTTTCTTGTCTCTTCTTTACTAAAAATCATTTTTGCCATCAGTCTTCTATTTTTAAAGTTTTTATTGCCCACATATGTGGTTTACCAGATTCAATCATATCTACCCATTCTTTTGCAGTAGGGATGTAATTATTAACTATGATGTCTAAACATTCTGTGCATACTATGACCTACCCAGGCCTTAGTTTCATCAAACCAGTTATGTATCTCCAAATAATCTACAGGAGAACCACCAAACTTCTTAGCTGATGATTTTGCATGTTGCCAAGGATGTGCCATTACATATTATATGTTATGTGATTAATAATTTCATGTTTTGCCTCACCATAACCTTGAGCATAACCCTCATCATAAGCATCTTGATGTAAATCTTGAGCTTTTTGAAGTATCTCACTTTTTAGTTCATCTGTTAATGTTTGAGTTTCCAACTCATCTATTAACCATCTTTCAAAATCTTCCATTAGTCTTCTTCTACTTTATCTAACAAACTACCATCATGAAAATAATCTTCAGTCTCAGTAATTCTTACATGATTATTAATAATATATTTACCTGAAGGAACACAAATACCAACTTCACCCCAACCACCTTCATTATTCCACCAATCTTCTACATCATTAAGAAGTTTTTCTTCAACAAATGATTCAATTGTATAATAAGCATCTTGATCAAATTTTGCTAGGTTGCACTCATCTGCCCAATCATCTACCTTATCATGTACATCTTCTGGAGTTTCACAAGGTTCTTTTGTATAACCTATCCATTCTATGGAACCAGAGTCTCCTCCACCATCATATTTTACTTTAACACCTGTAATACCAAAATCAGCCAACCTAAATAGGAGGCTTGTTAATTTTAATTCTGTCATATTATTTGATTTTATAAAACCTACCTAGAATGTTTCCATTTAGGTATTCATCTTTTTCAAGAACCTCTCTCAAAAACTGATACTTAGTCTCAAAATATGTGAGTTCCATTTTGGAAAAACATATCTTGACCATATACCTTTTGATTGGTATACCAGCTTTGTGAGCTTCTTTAAGAACTGCATTACTACTATAGTAATTCTGATAACTAGCCTTAGAAACAGTCTCATATTTCTTGTTTCTTTTATCTGTCATCTGAGCAACAGCTCTTTTACCAAACTTCTTCTTTGTAGTAGAGTAAAAATTCTTCTTACCTACATACCTTACAGACTTACCATCAATAATGGCTTCCATTTCATACACAAATCCTACAGCTCCTTCAGGAATCATACTGTTAGTAAACTCTCTACCTTGATACATCCAACTCATGATTAAAGTTTTTTTCTTTTCATATACCAATCAGCTACTGTACTTACCATTTTAGATAGTTTAATAGTTGCCTCTTGAACAGTTGTAGAGTCAAAAATAATTTTAGCATCTTCCTTATTATTTATAAAGAAATACTTATACTTTTTTAATTCTTTTGGTTTCATAATACTTGTTTTAATAGTGGAAATAATGTTTCTCTTACTCTATCTATACCATACACTTTGACTGAATCTGAAAGATCTTTCTCCATTGGCAGCAATATATAGCTAAATCCATACATATCAGAATATCTTTGTGCTGCTTTAATACCAGGGTCATCATTGTCAAACAACACAACTATCTTATGATACTTGAGTTTTAGTTCTCCAATAGCCTTTTCTCCTATCATGGTATTCTCACTGTCTGGAGCAATAGCTTCAATATTACTAATACCTAGTTTGTTGAAAGCCATTAGATCTTTAAGTGAAGATGTGATAATAAGATATTTGCAATCATACTTTAACTGATCTACACCCTGGATATAATTCTCAACCTTGATAAATTTATTCTGAATGTTCTTTGGCATATATATCTTATACAAGCTACCATCATTTCTAAAATAACCATAAATATGGGATTTTCTAAATATGTGAGAGGTTATACTACCATCCTGTTCAGTTTTGCTCATAATAAAGAAAGCCAAAGGAACTACATTATATCTATCAAGTATTGCTGAACCCAGTTTAAAACTCATCCAGTATGTTTGATCAAAGTTAGTCCAGTGCCTCATTTCATAATCAACTACCTTGTACTTATCATGAAACATAGCAGCTTCAGGAGTATATGTAGTATTATTTCTAAGAAACAACTGATAGTCAAGAAGTATTTTATTTGTAGCTTGCCCTCTTGCAGACATGTTAAACAAATGCTTTACCAACTCAATGCAATCTCCCTGATAACCAGATGAAAAGTCTTTGAATTTATAAAATCCAGAGGCTACATCAAAATAAATAAACATGGATGGAACTTTGTCCTTGGCATTAAATGCAGATAGCATTTTTACATCTTGACCTGTTAGTTTTTCCTTCAGGTTAAGATAATATTCAAAGACCCATTCTCTGGGGACTTGTTCTAAATCAGTAATTAAATTCTTTGTTGAAATCATACTACCTAGTTTAAAAATTAAGGGGAAGCCATTTCTAACTCCCCCTATAACTTATTAGTCTAGGCTGAAGTCAGAAGATGTTTTAGATGGAGGTAAAAGATCATCATCATCCCCAAAGCTTTTTACTTCTTTTGTTTCTAATTTTTTCAAATGTTTAGATTCATCAAAAGTAATAACTTTTCCCTCTCCTGTTTCACCAAATGCATATTTTCTATTTTCTCCTCTTGGCAACCATAGATCATAGTTAGTATAACCTGATTTACCTTCATACTCTCTACCAGCAATACAAAATTCAAGATACTTATCCTTAATTGGAGCACTTATATTAAAGGCATCTATAAAGTCTTCAATAGTATCATGTTTACCATCTTGTTCAGTAAACCATTCATTTATACCAAAAGCCTTACATAAATTCTGTAAAAAGATTAAGATAGATCTATCTCTCTCTACTTTAATACCAGTCTTAGTAACACCATCAGCAAATGCATATTGACTTGCTTTAACCTTACCAATCTGACCAGCATGTCTACCCTTGCTTTCATCTTCTTTATCAAGCAAAAAGCCATCAAAACCCTCAATTGGTTGAGTTTCTGTATGCAATAGCAAATGATATGCATTGTCAATAAACTTAAAGTCCTCTAGCTCTACATGATTAATCTTTAACACATGATTTCCCGGAGAAATTGTTTTAGGTAGCCCACTGCCACCAGTTCCTAAGTCAGTTGTACTTAATCCCATTGTTTTTTATTTTTATTTGTTATTATACATAAATTTTATCCCAGTGATATTGCATCTCACCCTTTTCATTAATTTCAGTAACCACTATCTCTTCATTACGGAGATGTTCCGGTCTTGCACCACAAGTAACTTCTTCATTAGTCTTAAAACTTAGAATAGTCTTGTTACCTTTTCTATACATGTAACCAATAGCATCAGCATTAGCACATACTAAAGACTTAATCTTACCGGTTAAATCTATATTAGCAGACATAACTGTATCACCCTTATCATCAACCACCTTGTCTTTAACGTGACCAGATAAAATAATATGGGGAGCTAAGGTATCAATAAAATCTAGAATACTGAAGAATGCTTCCCGGATGTACAGATAACCAGCACCATTTGGTAAACTTGCTACATTGTCCCCATCAAAGTTTTTACCCATCTGAGTTTTCTTGTATAATTTTACAGCTAGTGGCATTATCATACTCTCTAATGCAGTTACAGTATCTATAGTAATGTACTTATAGGGTTTACCTGCTTCAATAATAGAATTACCGGCTTCAATAAGCTCTTTAAGACTATTAACCTTAATCTTGAGAGCATCAACATAATCAGATCCATTCTCAAGATCTATAATTAAATTGTTATCTAGCCCTGAAAATGCAGTTGTTTTACCAGTCTTAGGTTTAGAATAAATCAGCAATCTCTTAGGATTTACTTTTTCTGCTTTTACTTTTTTAGTTGGAAGTACTATACTCATATTTCACTTTTTGTTTGTTTAATCAAATCATTTAACCATGGTTTATTACTAACAGGTTTCATCAACATAATTGCTGCAAAATCCTTTAGTGTAATTTCTGATAATAACAGTGTGTCACCATTACTTTCATCCATCAGTTCTATTGCCTTAGCAGGAGCAAACTCATCTTCAAAATCAGGAAACAATGATAAACTTGTTTGTAGTTTAGGTAAAGTACTATCTCTCTTAGCATCATCCTTTCTCTTTTCATAAAGAGCATGAGTTATCTCAGTACCATCTTTAAGTACTGCTACCAATTCAGATAGAGGAACAGTATAAAGAATATAAGGCTCACCTTTAAAGTTTGTACCTTCTTTTGTTTCATACTCCTCTGCATAGAATGGATTAGCTTTATACTTAAATAACTGTCTGTCCTCATTGAAGGGAGTTACATCAGTTACAGTACCCTTATCATCAGTAACATTGTCATAGAACTCTATATAGATGTCCTCACCTTTACCAATTTCAGATTCAAATAACTGAACTTGTCTACCAAATTTACCTTTCTGGAAGAATGCAGTTTTAATTACAAAAAACGGATCTGCTAGACCCAGCTTTTTAAAAGTTTCAATGTGTTCAACAAAGAACTCTTTTTCTCTTTCTTTTCTTATATTCATACTTAAAATTTACTGTGTTGATACTTTCTTTGTAGCACATGCAGGAGTAGGTATCTCTATTATCCGCATTTTATCTCTATCAAGTTTAAAGAAACTTATTCTTGTGGTGCCATTTCTAGATTTCAAAAAGTGAAAGACTAAAATGTCTTCATCATTTATGATATATCTGTCTGGACCATACTGTCTTATTTTTCTTAGAGAAGGTTTGTTTATACCAAGTACTACATCCGCGTGTTGTAATAATGAATCTGACCCATAAATGTCTGAGTCTAATACATAATTACCATAATCAGCCTCTACAGCTCTCTTTGGATCATCTATGTTTCTATTTAACTGACTGAGGACTACAAAAGCTACTGGATACTTTTTCTTTAACATAGTGAGTGCCTCACCTAAAGCTCCTAACATTTCAAATTTATCTTTTTGTCCCTTACCATTTTTAAATAAAGCTGAGTGATCTATAGCAACAAGCATATTAGTGTACTCCCTTTTCTCTTTCCCATCTTCATCTATAATTAATGTAGAATGCTTTTGCATTTGGTAATGAATTGTTGCACACATTTCATCAACAGTACATGCATCATAAATTACATCAATTATATCATTTTCAGCAGTACTGTTATAATATTCTTGACACTTTATAAAAAGAGCTTTGTCAATTTTCTTACCCTTACTCATCAGGGTATTGTAATCAGCACCTGTATTCAGACTAAATTTTCTTATACCACTGGTTTCATCAACCATTTCCATCTGAAACTTTAATATTCTAAACTCCTGATCTTGATTCATCTCTATGATATCACCAATCAGCTGTTCCATAAATAAAGTCTTTCCGGTACCAGGTCTAGCACCAACTACGGTGATAGTTCTCCATTCTAATCCATCACAAAAGGCATCATTAAATTTGGGCCAGGCACTTCTTAAAGATTTTATATCTCCCCGGCTTCTAGCTGCCATTTTTCCTAGTGCTTTGTATAAAGCATTTCTTTCACTTACAGGTTGTAGTGGCTGTGCACCATTAAATAATTCTGCCATATGTTTATGTATTAGTTAAATGTTTGTTTTTGACATAGTTATAGAAACTATGTACAACTGCCATGATTACTTCAATTACCAGATACTGCCAGAAACTCATACTTACAATAAAGTAGTCTATAACAGTAAAGCAAAACAAAGACCCCACCACAGCAATCATAGTCAGTTTTAGATTTATCATACTACTCTCTCACTAAAATATACTTGTTCTTCATCATCACCACTTCTGATTATCTCACAATATGTTGCTAAATCAGATTCAAAAGTTTTATCTATATTTTGCTTTCTCACAAAGTACTGTGCAGTTCTCATAAATTCATATCTTCTGATGCTAAATTCATCAACATATCTCTCTGTGGCTTTATTTATCTCATCCCAACTGTAATCATAGTTCTCAAAGAACCATCTAAAGGGTGCTTCAAGATTCTTAGCATTTACTCTAGCATATTTACCAGATGAGAGTTTCTTATTAGGAAATATTTCTACATATTTCTCTATATTTCTTACAAAGTCTTGCCCCATTAAATCTTGTGAAGTTTTCTTTTTGGTCTTTCTAAAATAACCATTAATTTCTTCCATAAAGATAAGACTTTTACTTGTAAGTTCCAAACTTTCTGTCAACCATTGATCCGTTTGCAGTCTTTTGCATTCTAATTCTTTGTTGACAAATTTATAAGGAACAATTTTCTCTCTTATACAATGTAAAACATAGTAAGTATTGGGTGTTAATCCTTCCTGGATCAACCTTGTAAATATATCTGTCATTCTACCAAATTATTTTATCACCACTTGTACTCTTAACAATTTCAGAGACTCTATTAAATAGATCATTACTGTCCCATTTAGAACCATTATATGCAGCTGAGGCTGGATGCTTAACTGTTATCTTATGATTGTTATCATTAGTAAGCTGAGACCATTCTTCTGCTTTCTTACCCATATACACATAAACAAGTCCTGGGTTGTAACTATTAAGCCAGTCTAACAGGTATGCTGTAAAAGGTTTCCAAATATCATAGTGACTACCAATATTGCCTACTTCAACTGTAAGAGCTGTATTTAACATTAGTATTCCTTGCTTTGACCATCTTTTTAAATCTACATCTTGATGTGTAGGATATCCCTGGTAAACAGTTCTTTCTATTTCCTCAAAAATAAATTTAAGACTAGGTTGTAATTTACCTGTGTTACCACAACTAAATGATATACCATCCGCAACTCCAAGCTGTGGATATGGATCTTGTCCTACTATAACTACTTGTAGTTTATCATAAGGACATTCCTCAAATGCTCTGAATACTTGTTTTAATGGTGGAGTAAACCTTTTGTCACTCTGACTCAAATCCCATAACTTACTGAGTATCTGATCAAAATCAGAACTAAATATAAAAGATTTAAAAACTCTACTCCACCCACTAGGTTCAAGTTTATCAAACATTTTTTGTTTAATTTCCTGTAATTCCATTTTTTTTCTATTTTTGTTTAAAATTATATATTATGGCAATCAAAGTAAAAGAAATAAAAGATGATGCAATTGTAGAAATTAAAGTTAATAAGTCCTTCTACTTAATGGTGAAAGGTGTATCTTATTATATCTTTAAAAATCTTCCAAAAGAAACTATTGAAGAAGATATCAAAGCTGTTATGTCTAAAAAATACAATGAGCTTGAAACAGAACTTCAACAACACTTTTATACTACAACACTTTTACTTGCTGAAATTGAAAGACAAGCTGTAGCCAATAACTTGTTTGATGAGAAAGAGGTGTTGGAACCAGGGGATGAAGGTTATGTAGAACCTACCCAAGATTAAGATTAAATTGTTCTCTTCCTATCTGTATACAAGCTTCTATAGCTAACATTAATTCATCTTTACTGCAATCTCCAAAGGATTTGTAAGTTATCATAAGACCTTCTTTATAAGCTAGGCCTGCATGATCTTTTACAAGACATTTCATTTCATCAAAAGTATACCCAGATTCTTTTGCCATTTCTCTAATACAAGCATGAACTTTTGCAAGTTGTGCTTTACTGTGATCCGTACTTGTCAGATCTATATACATTTCTACTGCTTGACCCTCTTCTAATTTGCTAATGAATATATCATAGGCTAATTTATCTTGAGGACCAGCATAGGTTAGTTTACCATCTTTCTTTACTAATTTTCCACTAAACATACTAACAAGTTATATTATCCATAATTTCAAGAAACTGATCATAATGAACTTTTTCTGTAATATTTAATGCCGGAATCTCAAATGATTTTAATGACCATTTATCATCAATAACATCAATATTATCTGTACTATGTAAAAGTACTCCAGAACATAACTCCTTATGATAATAGTAGTAATCATATCCATTTTGACTTTCATCATCAAGTATATCTACTCTTTCAAAGCCAAGATCTATTAATTCTTGTTCTGTCATGTCATTAATTTCTAAATTTTAATTCCCAATTATAAGTATCTTCTAACCAATCACAGATTTCTCTTATACTCTTATCACCCATATTTCTTATACAAGAAAGATCATGTTTACTATAAGATAGCAAGTCTTCAAGCTTTTCAATTTCTATACTTTTTAATCCATTAAGAGCCCTTACAGATAAATCAAAATCTAAAATAGATTTATCCAAGTCTTTAAGATCATATCCATATTTGATAAAGTGTTGAACAGCATCCTGAGACATATAATCTTTAGCTTCTTTGTTTTCTTTTCCTCTTAAAAACTTATGATACAATTCTGTATTTTGTTTTTTAAGTAACTCATTTTCAGTTTTATAAGCTAGTTCATTGGGCCATTCAGCAAACATTTTTTTAAGACTATAAATCTTACTAAGTACTCTTCTATGAGCTTTATTAATCATATCATTTGCTCTACCAACACTTACCCATTCTTTATCAGCAATTTCTTCTACTGATAGATTTTGGATAAGAAACATTTCTAATAATCTGGATTCCCTATTTGTACAAAACTCTTTAGATAAATCTGTAATTAGCTTATTGAATATGTTATACTTAAATACAAATGACTTGTTATACTTAATATTGTATCCAAATATTTCTTGGACCTCATCTACAAAATAATAAGCTTTAGATCCTCTAATACTTTTATTTAATTCACCTGCAGTACAAAAATAAGATATTTTATTTTGCTTCTTAAGACCTTTTAAATGGCTCTGAGGAATTTGATACTCCTCCACCAACTTTCTTTCAGATATTACATCTCTTCTTGCAATTTCTTCAGATAGTTCTTTATTTGCTAGTATTTGATTTACTGTTCTTTTGTCAGTAATATTTAATTTTTCACATAATAATTCTACAGTTACCATATTAATCTAAACTTTTATAAATAATACTGATGATGGCTGTAAACATACAGTCAATCATCCCAGTTATGATAGTCTTCATCTCTTAAGTTATAAATTATTAAACCTGCAATTATAACTACTATAACTGCTCCAATTACAAACTCCATCACTTATCTTTTTTAGGTAAATACTTTTTCTCAAACTTCTCCCATCCCTTTTTATCAAACTGAGCAACCATAAGATCCATCATGACCTCATCAGTATGCTCAGCACACATTCCTATACCCTTGATATCAAGATCAGGACTATACCTTTTAGTTGCAGGAGCTCCACATTTTACACAAGTCATGATTCTATATTTAAGTTATCATCATTTAAAATCTCTCGGATCTTATCTCTAACAGCTTGATAAGCAACATCTGTTTCTTCAGATAATTTTTCATTATACTTTATCTCACCTCTGAGCCATTGATCAAGTTCCCACATAGAACTTTTCCATTTCCAACCATCCAATGCTGTTCTAGCATCTTCAAGTTCATCTTCATTAAATTTTAAAATCAGTTCTGCCATATTACAATTTATTAAAAATCTCAATATTAATTATATCTCTAATATAGTCAATTTCCTTGTACTTGTCATTGTCAAGAGTCCACAATCCTAAATCTTTTATTCTATTATTTCTTAAAGTTAATAAAGAATAACCTAGAATATGAGCATTGTCTTCATCCTGACTCTTTAACATTTGAGACATGTTAGCTTTTTCTTCTTTATTGACATAACCTAACTTAAAAAGTAAGTTTATCTCAGATAAAAAAATAAATGGTTTAAAATTTCCTGTTTTAGTACCTGCTGCATACATAAACCATAAATATCCAATATTACTATCACTTGGTTTTGCAACCAGTTGATGTTCTGTACAAATTTCCTGGATTAATTTCATAATCTTAGGATCTTTAAATGTTTTTATCATGATCTTAAAAATTTAAACATTGCTTGTAATTTCTTATGTTCTTCTACTAACCACTCTGGAGTAAATAAAGCTTCATATTCATCAAACTTAATTGTAGTATGTGAATCTATCTCATGAATTATTAAAGCTGACCACCCTATAACTCCATATCTTTGAAACTGAATAGTTATTGCTCCTTGAAGATTAAGATATCTATAGTTTTGATGATCTGTTTTAGATCTGTAGAACCCATACTTTACAAGTCTCCTACCTATAAGTTCTGTATCTCTGAGTCTCATAACTAAAATATATATCTAATTGTATTCCAAGGTATTATTTTATCATGTAACTCAACAAACTGTTTGATGTAATCTGCTTTTCTGTTGTGCTCATATCTTATATTCTTACCACCATACTGAGATACTTTACTTTCTTGTATTTTGGGTGCCCAAAGTAAATCTTCTCCTGGAAGTTTATGCTGTAGATTATACAGATGCTTCTCTTCATTATGAGTAAGAAATATTACTTCAGCTTTGACAGGTCTATCTGGATAAACAGCATTTTCTTTATGCCATCCCCTTGTTATAGCCATGTTACGTATATCATGAAATAATACTTCATATTCCTCTAACCAATTATCATGTACAATAACAGGACTAAAGTTAAGATGAACTTCATAACCAGCATCTAAGAAATATCTAACTGCAACTAATCTTTCTTTTATAGTAGATGTGTTTGGTTCTAATATTTCTCTGTACTCTTCCGGCATAAGACTAAATCTAATTCTAATCTTACCTTCTGGATTAAAATCCACCAGCTCTTCATTCACATACTTAGTAGCAAATGAACCCATAGCAAGTGGATGATCTCTAAAGAATCCAAAGATTGTCTTCCATTCATGATATTTAGCATGCAGAGCAAAGTCTTCATTACAAGATATATCATAAGTTATATACTCTCCTGTTTGATTTGGTTTCTCTACAGTAGAAAAATAAGCATGTGAATTAATTTCTGTCAGGATATCCATAGTATTAGTAGCTACAGATAATCCTTCCGGCTTATGTCTTTTCATATAACAGTAAGTACAGTTATACAAACAGCCATGACCAAAGGAGGGACTGATAAAATCAGTACTCCTCCCACTTGGTCTTATAATCATAGATTTTCTGGTAACTTTTTCTACTACCATATTATTTGTTTTTTCTTTGCTCTAAATAATCAATAATAAATCCAGCAGCAACTAGTACATTCATACCAAATGATGCTAATATCTCATATATATCTTGGTAAATATTTACGGACAGGTGCACATGACCTACCATCCAAAAGGGTATGGACAAGTTTTGGCTTATCCATACCACTAGATATTTAATAAAATGGAGCATTTACCATTGTATTGCTTGACAGTATTGCATACCTGGGCCTGATGAAGTGAACTGACTTGCACCCACTTGAAATGTACCGTAATTACCTGTACAATTATTCTTTACTAAAAAGCTAAAATCAGTTGCATTAAGTTGAATAATCTCACCACAATTACATGGCCCTGCTGGAGGTGGTGTTGGTGCTGGAGTATCTTTTTTACAACTTGTAAATATTAAACTCAGTAATAAAATGCTTATTGTTTTTTTCATATTTACTTTATCATAAAATCATAAGCAGCTTTACTGCTACTCATGTTAAACTCATATACTTCTGATGTACAATAACTTTCATTTATTCTGATTTTTACTGATGAAGCACCCTTAAAATCTGCATTTAAGTTTTCATCTATGTCTAGGTTCCATGGAAAGAATATTACATTGCTCTTTTCATTTTTTGCACCTTTTAGGTTGTATTTTTTATTTACACCTTTTACAACAAATACTACATCTATATTAGGTTCATCATCACAATAATAACCACCTTGAACATACCATATAACAAAGGTATCAATCTTTTCTAGTTTAAGAAAAGCACCATTATTTTCTTCTGTGTATGCAATTTTATATGGTTCATCAAAACCATTATCTACTGTCTTATAAGTCCATTGAGCACTAACACATCCTGTAATCAGTATTGCTCCTAATAAATTAATCACCTTCTTCATTGTTCACTGTTTTTTTCTGTTCTTGCTTCACCATACCGCGGGGAGAATTTTTTGCTGACTTGCTCAATCTTTGTAGCCTCTCCTGTATTTTCTGGTTGATACTGTTGTAATCTGAGTCTTTCTTGTCTTTTTTCATACTCTTCCCAATTATACATTTCTAATTCATTCATTCTAACAACATCCTCTATGGTCATACCTTCTGGTATTCCCCCATTTTCTTCCATAATTTGCATACATAACTCTTTCATTCTTCCCATAACTTTAAACCTTTTTCAATAAATAATTTAATTGTAGTCCTAACATCCTTGTGATTCATGATAGCACCTATTGCTTTTAACTTTCTATACACTTTACGGTCAATATCTAGCTCTACTCTGTTTGACCTATGAATAATAAGCTCATTTGTATTAATAGAACTAAAATCAAACGGAAACATTTGAGCATACACATAAACATTTTCTTGGTAAGACTTGTCCTTAATGAACTGCAAAACAAGTCTTTTATTGTGGTTTATCTTCTCCCTTTTAAAACCCACAATCTTAGCAATAGTGTGTTCACTCAGCATAAATCTAAAAGCCAAAAGACCCACTAAATAACTTCTTTGATCAACAAGAACTCTCTTTCTTGAGTTATTAGGAATTTTTAAAAGAGCTTGTACTACATCATCCTTAGTGTAGTCTTCCATATTAAATGTGTAAATCTAGCTCATCAGCATAGACTTTTTGTTCACCTTCCATTTCAAGTATACCTCTTACAATACCAAATCTTTCAGCACTATAATACTCATAAGGAAAAGATTGATCTGATAGGTGAACTTCCTTCAGTCTATACCCAAACTTGTTATTCTGCAAATTCATTTTGGCAACTTCAACTACTGTATATATCTTACCTTCAGTAATCCATTCCAGTGGAGATATTCTTTTTGGTTTGTTGCTGTCATCAATACATATCACCTGCATACTCTCTAATTTCTGATTTTATATCCAATTCATCAAATGTAGTCTTAATCTCAAACATTTCCATGTAGTCTCCAGATTTTACTGTACATTTTCCATTATTATGAGCTACAACAGCACACTGTTCAGCTTGTAATCTTTCATGATTACAAAGCCTAATTAAGCATGCCATAATGTAGTCATAAGAATTTACATCATCATTATAGATAACTAACTTATGTGTTTTGTAATCTTCCATAGTACTAATATAATGAAATATTAAAATCTTTCCAAATAATTTTAGTCTGATCAAAGTTTTCCAAGGCTTCCTTAACCCATTTTTCATCTATTGTATCCATATAACATAGTATATGTACAATAGACTTATCATCTGGGTTTAACCGGAGTAACCTACCAATTCTCTGTGCAGCCTTTCTCTCATTACCATATGCATGCATAATGATACCTTGCTTAAGATTAGATATATTCACACCCTCATTCAGCTGCAGTACTGTAGATAACTTAGTAATTTCACCGTCCTTGAACTTTCTTAGATTATCTTCAGAGTCTGCATTACCACTATGGTAGCTATGCTTACATAATCTATCAGCCTGAGCCTGAGTATTAGCAAATATAATACACTTAGTGATAATGCTTTCCATGAGTTTCTTTGTATATAACTCTTTGCTAGGATAATCCATCATAGCCTTCATTCTCATTACTCTGAGCATATGCACATTGCCTGACCCTACATCAAGCCTTCTTGACCAGTACTCATAATTTCCTGTTTCTGAAGCCATGACCGTTCTATTACCTAACTTAGTAGCATAAACCTTGTTATCAGTTAGCCTTAATTGGTGTACTACAATTTGATAATCATTTAGTATTCCATTCTCTATAGCATCATCTGCTTTGAATGTAAATACTACAGGACAGAACTCATTTACTAACTTACCTTTTTCTGAATAGTCTCTCTTTGGTGGAGTACCAGTTAGACCGAGGATCTTGCCTTTAAATAACTGCAAGAATCCCCGGTGACTATCTAATAGACTATGCATCTCATCCAAATAGACAGCATCATAATCATTAGGGTTATGTTTATTCAGACTTAGATAAGTAGTAAATACCATTCTACCTAATAAATTTTGTTTACCAAATTTTACAGCATCATCTTTCCATGATTGGAAGATTGCCTTCTTTGGTGCTACAATAAGACACCGCATTAGTTCTGTACTATTATTCTCTATGTGAGTAAGACCAACTAAAGTCTTACCTACACCAGTTCCTAATACTACACTACATTTTTGCTTGCCCTCAGTAGCTTTTACTGCTTCTGCTTGGATTTCATCTTTTGTCATAACTTTTCTGCTTTGATCAATAAACTGTTTGCATACAGTGTATTTCTAAATGCTGCAATTGAAACTTTTGCTGTTTCAAGCTTCTTATTTTTCTTGTATTCATCATACAGTGTGTTACCAACATCTTCTGATTTGTCAGCAACATCTTTAATTTGTTTTTTATCATCTTCATTCATGCTATTAATCTTTTAAGTTCTCTTTTCTTTCTGTTGAGTTCAATTAACTCTGGATAGTTTTTAAGTTCTCTATACTTAATTCCTAATGTCTGAACTAATTCATATTTAGGAATGGTGTAATCTCTACTTAAAATCTCATTAAGCTCCTCCAACCTAAGTTTAATCTTTCTTCTGGTTGGAAAGCAACAACATGTTTTTAATTGTTCTTTAAGTTTATTATACTCATGTTGTCTTTCCCAATTATACTCTAATATTGTATATAAAATAATTGCATTTGATTTAGGTCCCATAATTAATCATTTTAACCAATTCATAACTCTTGCTTCTGCTGGATTTGCATGAATCCAATCATGGCAATTCCTACAGACCGCTAACCATGTACTCTGAACTAAATAAAAAGCATCTCTGTTGGCTCCCGCATAGGTATGGTGAATATCAGTAGCACTATGACTACATCCATTCACCTTTACCTGACACAGGTTATTCACCAATAAATGCTTTTCTCTTAGTTTAAGATACTCTTGGTCTTTCTTTTTCCTTTTGGAAGAGACCTGAGGGATCTTATAATCAGTTGGTTTCTGTGAACTGTCACTATTAATGGCTTTTTGGCAACTCCAGCAATATTTACAGTATTTGAATCCCTCATGGTTCTTCCAGATGACTGTCTCTTTCTGACAACCATCACAGGTTTTAAGCTTCATCAAAGTATAAATCTGATAAATAATCTAAATTACACTCCATAGAGCTAATAATACATGCATAACAATCTTTACTTTCATCATAATCATCTGTATCATCACCATCTAATTCAGGAATTGTTGGTAATTCATTTATTAAGTCCTCATAAAAGTTAAAGTATTTTTAAACTTCTCATCAAACTCAGTACATGCTAGTAATGAGTCAGTTAGAGGGCTATTTGGAAACAAAGTCTTGAAGATAAAATTGGTATATCTTATAGTAAACTCCTGTTTAAGTTTATTGATCACTACTTGAGCTCTCTTATAAACATTAACAATTCTCTGTTTCTTTTTACTACACATTGTAGACAGTTCTTGTTCAGAAAGGGCATTTAGACCATATAATGCTCTCTTGTACAAATAATTTTGATACTGTGAATATCTGTCAGTCTCATACTGCATGTAAGTTTTGCTTGCATTTAACTGATAATTTTTAACATCTTGTTTTAACTTTTCCATTTTATACATTTTTAATCATAAATAAAAAGAGAGAGCATCACTAATGACACTCTCTCATATTAACTAATAGCTCAGACTATTCTTCAATAGATAAGTCTGCAGCTGGACGTGCATTAGTTATAGCACTAGATTTTCCAGATTGTGCTGCATAAGCATTACGCAATTGGTCAACATTATCATGTTTGATTAATGTGTCAGTTGCATTAGATACTGCAGTGTACAAAGTTCTACGGTAGATTGGCTGTCCTTCTAAAGTACATACAATACCTGTTGAACCTGCAATTTTAAGATCCTTTTGTGGTGCTTTCTCATTAAATGGAGTAAGACGCTCTTGGATCACAATTTGACCTGGTAACTCCTGACCTTTGTAAAAACCAGCAGCTTCAAGCTCAGCAACAGTACTATGTAATAAAGTACTAACTGGTTTTACACGCAAGAATCCATTGTCATCTACAATTGATCTCTTTTGTTCTAATTTTACATATCCATAAAGAGGATTTGCTGATAAATTAATAACTGCACCTGTAGTAGCATCAGCTACAACTTTAACTTTACTTGTGTTCATAACATTAAGTTTTAAAAAATAAATAAATAAATAATTGATTGTTTTGAGTAGATTGTTACTATATCATTAGTTACTCATGCTAAGTGATAAGTTGTTAATACCTTATTGCAATTCAGGTATTATATATCCAAAGGGCCCGTTAAGTCTATGATATCATCAAATGGATCATCATCTGATATCACATCATCATCACTTTCATCATCTGCTAGATAATCAAAGTCATAATATTTTTCTTGTTTGTTTTTTTCTACTGCTGATCCTGTGAATGGATCTAAGATATGTTCTCCATAGTCTAGAGACATCAAGTACTGCACATCTTCATCTGTTAAATCAAGATATTCTTCTAGTGAGAGATGAACTACTTTCCCATTGGGGAGTTGATACTGCATTACTGGCATAAAAAATATGCTAGTAAATGTAATTCATTTATCCCAACACTTAGAAGTTTAAACCAATAAAATTTAGCATTATATAGCTAAACAATGAAAAGGGGATATTTCTATCCCCATGTCATTTTTGGTCAGGAAAAGCATATTCACAGAATACACTTCTTAAAATTCCTCAATAACTTCTAAATCTTT